AGGGCTGCTTTTGATGTCTATGATTATATCCCATTTATTGAAGTGGGAGAGCTAGAGCATCTCAATGCTTTGGTCCAGAACTCGTCAACCGCTCAAGCAGTCATCAACAAACTTGCTACCTATACCATTGGTCAAGGGTTTATCATTAAGGATAAGCGCAATATCTTAGGAGAAGAGGTTGCTATTGATCTGACAGACGAGCAAAAGAATGAACTATATGAGATCTTGAGCCGCGTCAATCATGATGGGGACAATGTGCTTGAGATATGCAGAAAATCAGCTTATGACTATAAGCAGTTTGGCAACTGTTTTGGTCAGTTGGATGTCATCCCCACAATGGATGATAATATTGTCTATCTGACTCACCAACATACTAACTTTGTAAGGCCTTACCGATCAAGAGATCTAAAGACGCGTTTCTATGGTATCTCTCAAGACTGGGGAACTATACCCTATATCCTAAACAATAGCTATGCAAGCTTAAACAAAGAGGAGAGGATTGCAGCGGCAGAGCAGCAACATATCCCTAGTTATGTGCACAATATTCCATCCTATCCAAGTTTTGACGATGAGGCAATCATGAGCTACCATGAGAATCAAGACGGATTGTATGAAGATGAGGAGGATGAGAATGAGGTATCAATCAAGAGCTCAATGCTCCATGCAAAACAGTATAGTCCTGAATTTTATTTTTGGGGCTTGCCAGATTGGATCGGATCAAAACACTGGGTAGAGCTTGAGTATCGCATTGCTAAGTTTAACGTCAGTAAGTTTCAGAATGGATTGACTCCCTCTGGTATCTTGCAGATGTTTGGAGACTTGACCGACGAGCAAAAGCAAGCGTATATCCATGACATGAGACAGAAGATGACAGGAACGGAAAACGATTTTAAAGTGATCTTTCAGATCTCAGAAAATCCCGACCTAGTCACTAAGTTCACACCATTTGAGCAGTCTTATCAAGGGTTTTTCATGGAGCTTGCGAGCCTTTGCAAGGAATTTATTGCAATCGGCATGGGCGTGCCTTTGTCATTGGTGCAAGCTACTCCTGGGCAACTAGGAAGCAATCAACAGCTGCGCTCAGAGTTTGAACTTTTGTACAATACGGAGATCTTTGAGATTCAGCAGGCTGTTATGCGTAAGATTGTCAAGCCTTACCTTGATACAGTTGCAGAGTATGAAGATAAACCATGGCTTAAAGAGGTAGAGCTAGGGTTTAGAAATATCATTCCAGTATCTTACAAGGGTGATCTTGATGTCAACAAGTTGCTATCTGTCAATGAAGGGCGCGAGCTTATAGGATATGAGTCAAACGAGGAGATAAGAGCAGACGAGATGATTGAACTCGATGAGGAGCAACAGGTGAACATGATGCAACGATTTTTTAACTGGTTTAAACGCAACAAATAATGGATACTTTTATCAGAGCTAGGGAGATTGTGACAGGCGGCTTTTTGAGAGTTGCACCAGTTGACACCCAATATGATCCGACTTTGCTAGGGCCCTACATAGATCTAGCAGAAAGCAAGTATATCCGCGATACCATTGGTAAGGAGTTTTTTCAGTCACTTAAAGACAACAGGACTCCCAATGATGTGAGCTACAATGCTGCCTATCCACCGTTTCAGATCATGTTTCCAAGTGATCCAGATCTTGAGGCGCTATTTATTCAGGGCAAGCTCTTCAACTTGATTGCATGGGCATTGCTAAACGAGGCACTGCCTCACACGCATTTTCAAATGACGAGCATGGGGGTGCAGATCCCCTCCAGTCTAAATGCAGAGAGAGCTCAAGGGAATGAAATGCGATACCTAGCCGACCGATTAAAGGACAATATTAACTTTCTCACTAAAGAGGTACAAGACTATCTCTGTGAGAATCAAACAAAATACACAGTCTATGGATTTAAGCCAGAGGACTTCTGTGATGACTGCAAAGAAAATATCAATAAATTTCAAAACAACTCAACACTACCAATATGGTACTAGATACTGTAAAAATCTATTTAGATGGCACAATGCTGCGCTTTGAGTCAGACAATCCAGAGTTTTTCACTAGAGCAACTCCAACGGGAAGAGTAGACATTGTATTCCAAGGCAATGGTTTTATCTTCACTGATGTAGTGCAGGAAACTGTCATTTGCTCAGTCAAAGACTTTGACGATGTACTTGATGCAGGCGGCTCTCCTTATGGAGCAAGTCAAGACGCTGTATTCACTGCTTTAAATGCTTTCTCAAATTTTAAGACGGGAGGTGGTGGGGATTCTGCTGAGATAATATTCCAAGAGCAAGATGAGACAACACAGACGACATCTGCAATTTGGGTCAATCGTCACACATTTAGTGGAGAGCTTGCGGCAGGAACTTATCAGATAGACAGCTATCAAGACTTAGGTATTACAAACTTAGCAGGAAGCTTGCAAAATGGTATTTTTATTGATACGGTTTTGATATCTGTCAAGGGGCAAGTCTTCCAACTATTAGAGGGCAAGCAGATTTTAAATAGATATATTTATGTGCATGGTGGTGGTACTGTTCAGATAGATGCTGCATTCCGAAGATTTACAGCGGCTACCTTTGCAGAGTGCTTTTTTTCTAACTTAATTATCAAAAAAATAGGCTAATGGCTTGCTATAAAATAGAAAAGGATAGTATTGCAAGGTTTAAAAACTTTGATACTTTAGAGCTTGCTCAAGCCTATGCTGATACTTTAGGTGTGGGCTTTGTTGCTACTCTTGAAAATGTGCAAGACTTCCCCCCTTTTACTAGGACTCTTGCGGATGATATGAGATTTAGTAAGGACTTATACGATAGCTTTGTACAAGGTAATAGAGATGCAGAAATAACGCCTGAAGAGTCTCAAGCACTTATTTCTACTCTTGGGACTTTAAAGGCTTTGGTTGATGCAGGGGCTGTCCTTGAGATGATTGGATTTTTACAGTCCTTAGTGACTCCTCTTGCTAGAGTTTACACAACGGCTCGCAGGGACTTGGATGTTTTAAAGATACAGAGCTATATCGATAGCTTATAGATAAGGTTCTTTTGTGCCGATTCGCTACCGCTAAAAGGACGGGCAGGCTAACCCCCTGCCCTTTTAAAAAATAAAGATGGCAAAACTAAACAGTATCAAAATCTATGAGGATGGCACTATGATAGCCATCACAACAGATGCAGACATCCCAATTGCATCCGAGCCCTTTGGCAATGTACGAGTGAGGCCATTCGGTACAGAGGGCTTTTCTTTTGTGCGATTGAGTACAAATGAGGCAATAGCTGATATATTAGACTTCAATCTGATACTTGATAGTTCTGGCTCTCCTTACTCAGGCACTTATTTGGGGACCTTTGGAGCGTTAAACGCATTCTTAGACAAATGCTGCCCTAGTGGAGGCGGTGGAGGTGGAGAAGCCAACACTGCAAGCAATGTGGGAGCAGGATCAGGAGTATTCAAGCAGAAGGTAGGAGTTGACTTGCAATTTAAGAGCATCGTTGTCACTCCTCCATTGAATCTAACTGCAGGAGCTGATGACTTGACAATCAGTTTAGCTGGTGGAGTTGGGGACATGCTTGCAAGCATCTACGACCCAAGCAACTTGCAGCTAGACGTCTATGATAAAGCTAATGAGACAGGCATTGAGCAGATCACTGGCTCAATCATCACTCCCCCAATTTTAACAGCAACAGCGAACGACTACAACCCCCCTGGGTTTGCAACTGCCAATATGATCCGACAGGATATAAATGCAAACAATCGCTCAATATCTGGCTTTGTTGCGCCTGCTGTTGGTGTTAATAGAATCATATATATAAACAATATCAATGGGACTGGGGATGATTTGAGATTCTTACACAATAGTATTTTGAGTCTACCTGAAAACAGAATTTTATTGAGAGATAATGCTAATAAATCCATCAAGGACAATGATACCGCTGCGTTTTGGTACGATCATATAAGTCAAAGATGGAGACCCTTAAATAGAGTAGGATAATGGCACGTAAATTTTACAAAGAAGATGGGCAGCAGATCCCTGCGATCTGCTTTGAGCTCACAGCACCAACAGGGTTCACAGAGATCACTGACCCAGTTGAGATAAAAAGGCTCTATGTGATAGAGTACAACAAAAGGCAGGCAGATGGGCAAAACTTTGTCATCGGCTTCACTGCTGATTTATACATTGACATTATCAATGGCGTCTACACAGAGGCTGAGGCTTTTGCTCTTGAGAGTCACATAGGGCAGATCTATGCTGACTTGAACAATGGATGGTGGTTGACCGCTCAAAATGAGAATCAAAATCTATCTTTGTCGGGTATCTATACCCAGACCATGAAAGATGATATACAGACAATCTTGGATAACTATGTCAATGATAACTACTAATGAGAGGGTTGATTCTTTTTATTATCGCAGTATTTTTGTTGTACTTGCTTGCTCCTATTGGCTTGTTTTATGCTATGTTTAAGCCGAGCCGAGGGCGTTATCTGTATAGGGTTGCTTTTAGTATAGATCAAACGGGCAACGCTATTTGTGGCAAGCTGTTTAATGATTTATTTATACATGAGGATGGTTTCAAGTTTGGCCATCCAGATCATTCAATAAGTGCAGTTTTAGGAGTCAACGAGTATAATGGGAGTCTCACATCCTTTGGTTGGCTGATTTGTGCTATTTTAGACAAAATTGATGCAGACCACTGCATTAAATCAGCAAAAGAAGAGGGTTTAATACAATGAGAAAAAAGTTGAGAGTCATTATTGTATGCTACATATTTTTAGCGATGCTATATCTTGGAATGTGTTGCAGGTCATACATAAAAACAAATTTAAAGTTTAGTTTTAAAGTCCCCCATTTACACTTAGAAATTTTTAGAGTTTACCCTGATTATGAGGGAGCAAAAGCACCGTAATGATTGAATTAAAAAATAATTTAAATGAGCCCCCAGTCTATGGGGCTGAGGTTTTTGGAGATTTCCAGATTGAAGTCTTGAGAACTTTTGAGAATGAGAAAGGACAATTTTTTGAGCTAGAGATACAAGGACTAACAAAAAGTAAGTTTGTTTTTGAGATCAATGTTGAGGATGCTGGAGGCAATATTGCAGCGCCTGATCCTGGGGACGTCTTCAGGACTCTTATGAAATGGCTCAAAGAAATACTCTGCCCTCATTGCTTATAACACTGCATTGATAACCCTATTGTAATGATTTTATTTCATGTCGCTTTTTGGCTTATATCTGCGCTAATCTTTCACCAGATATATGTCATTAGAAGAGAGCAGAAGACTCTTGAGAAGAAAGAGTTTTTTCTTTTAAAAAAATTCATTAACGAGAAAATTGAGAACGAGCACGAGCGAGAAAAATATATAAAACGGCTCGCTACACTTGAGAGAGATGTCTCAAGCATCTACAAAGAGTTAAGAAATGATAAAACCAAAAAATAATATACTACTTCTTTACTTGTCACTGTGTTGCTTATACACAGTGATTAGTATTGATTACAATATCTTTAGCAATGGCAATCAGCAAAGACTTTCGACCGAGACTGGGAGAGATACACACAGAAGAGCAGGAGCTCATTGGCAAGCTACTAGCTCAGAAGATCAGAGACCTAGGCCTAGCAAAAAGTTTAGAGCTCTTAGGTCAGTTGCCATCATGCAAAAAGATGGGACACTTATCCAAAGGGCAAAAGTGGCTGATTTTAAGTGACATTCACAGACCTTTTCACAGTCAAGCCCTATGGTCTAAAGTTCTCCGACTCATCAAAGATATGGGAACGGACTTGCATGGGGTTGTATTAGCAGGCGATTATCTTGATCTGTATACTTTAGGCAGTTATAACTCAATGAGCTTGGGACTGCTTGAGGGGATTGATCTTGGATATGAGTATGAGGATGGCCTAAATGGATTGATCGAGCTGCAGAGTGCTCTCCCTGATGGCTGCAAAAAGCTGTTTTTGTATGGCAATCATGAGGACAGATATTTTAGGACTATGAACAGCCGAGATCACAAAAAATTTGGATCTGCTTTGAGAGATCCGATTGAGGCCTTGAGACTCCATGAGAATGGGTGGCAAGTCAAAACGAACTGGAAAGATGACTTTTTCACATTAGGCGAGCATCTTGATATATGTCACGGGACCTACCACAACAAGCATGTAGCTGCCAAGCATCTTGACCAGAATGGAAGATCTGTGATGTTTGGACATACTCACAGAATCCAATCCTATCATCTAGGGAATAAAGCTGCCTTTAATATTGGCGGTCTATTCGACATCAAAAACAAAGCTTTTGGATATATGCCCAGAATG